AATAAATAAATATATTCTATATCTCTATATCATATATATTGTTTTGCACTTTTTTATAACAAAATGACAAAAAAGTATATTTATAGTATAGGACAAAAAATAAAATCAAAAAATGGATGTAAAATACGAGGCTTTAAAATTGTTAAAGCAACTATTCACGAAACAAAACTTTGCTGATGCTAAGTTAGTTGACGGCACAATTGTTTCAGCAGACGCTTTTGAACCAGGTAATGATCTATTCATTTTAGATGAAGCTGGTGAGAGAGTAGCCGCACCAGATGGCGAACATACTTTAGAAGACGGCACAAAAGTTGTTGTTAAAGAAGGTAAGATCGAAACTATCGTTAAAGCTGAAGAAAGTGGTGAAATGCCGAAAGAAGAAGAAATGGCTGTTGAAGTTGAAATCGAACCTTATGTAGAAGAGGTTCCTGAAAAAGAAAAAGAAATCGCTGTGTTAAAACAGATGGTTGATGAGTTGATGGAAAAAATGAAAGTGATGGAAGAAGAGATGGGTAAGATGAAAATGAGCTCTGATGAAACTTCTAAAACAATTGCAGACGCAGTTGTTGAACTTTCAGAAAACTTTAGTAAAATGCCTGGAGCTGAAAAACTCGAGGTTGTGCCTGGTGAGTATCAAACTAAATTTGAGAAAATTAGTAAAGTAGCAAAAAAACAATCTATTCACGATTGGTTAGCAAATAACAAAAAATCTTAAAAAGATTAAAAAAAAATAATATATTAAAATGGCTTTAAATCTAGCAAGTTTAACAAAATACACTGACCAATTGGCTACAGATTTGATCTACAAGTCAATACTCAGAGGTAGAACGTTTGATACTGGTGTTTCGATCCAGACAAATGTAAAGTTCGCAGACGCACTTAACTTGATGACTAGTGATTTAATCGGTATTGCAGGTGGCTCGTGTGGTTACTCAGCAACTGGTTCAGTAACACTATCACAAAGATCACTCGAGGTGTGTCCTATAACAGTGTTTGAAAACAACTGTTTAAATGACCTTGAACAATACTGGGCAGGTAAGTTGATGAGAGCAGGCTCTTACAACGAACAGCTTCCGTTTGAACAAGTTTACACTGAAGAAAAAGTGCAAAAAATACAAGCGTTGATCGAAGACCTCTTTTGGAGAGGATCAAAAGCTGGTAATAACACAGGTGCCGGTGCAGCTACAGGTAATTTGACTTTGTGTAATGGTATCATCAATACACTTGAATTTACAGCAGCTACTTCATCTGTTATTAGAGCAGGAGCTACATTCTCTGGTTTCTCTAAAAATGATGCAATTGCAATTATCGATGCAGTTATCACAGCGGCTAACACTTCAGCATCTGACATCTTAGGTCAAGATAATCTTAACATCTATTTGTCTTATGGTAATTTCACAACTTTGATGCAAGCGTTAAGAGAAGCTAACTACTTCCATTATGATAGTAATTTCGGTGACTTTAGAGTTAATCAGTATTTAGGCACAAATTGGAACATCATCGCGGTTCGTGGTCTTAACGGAACTAACAAAGTTGTAGCTACATACGCAGCTAATCTTTACTACGGTGTCGATCTTGAAAACGACTTCGAAACTTTTGAAATGTGGTATGAAAGGTTCCAAGATTTAGTTTACTTTAGAAGTAAGTTTAAAATCGGAGCTCAAGTAGCGTTTCCAGAGTTTATAATCGAATACAGAGGGTAATACATAACAAGGGTCGTTGAGGTGATGTCCATCTCAACGACCACTTAAAGAAGGACAACAAAAATTAAAAATATATAAATGGCTTGTATTTTAAACACAGGATATACGATTGGTTGTAGAGACAACACTGGTGGTGTGCAAACCTTAGCTATTGGTCCTTGGGAAATCGGTACTACATACTCTTATGGAGTTGATAACGAAATCACATCTACCTCTTATGCTACGGCTTCATTCTTCGAGTTTGAACAATATACTCAACAAGCAGGAGCTACTGGTGAAGTTACAGCAAACGACGAGAACGGAACAATCTTCAATACTCAATCTTTGACTTTTGTTATGGAGAAAATGGACGCGGCTACAAGAGCTAAATTCTTGATCTTAACACAAGGTCGTTTCAGAGTTTTAATCAAAACTCAAAACGGTGAATGGTTGTTAATGGGTCGATTAAACGGCGCTCGTTTGTCAGCAGGCACTAATGGACCTGGTAAGGCGTTTGGTGACTTAGCTGGTTTCACAGGAACTTTAACGGCTATAGAGCCTGAACCGGTACACATTATAGATGAAACCGAGGCGTTGAGACTTATCGCTTAAAAAAAGTCTATAGTTTCATATTTCTTTTTTATTTTTATTAGAAAACAAAAGCCCTGTTTATTCAGGGTTTTTTGTTTTTAAAAACATTTCACTAAAAAAATATATTTATAGTATGATACACTTAAACTATTTAGGAACATCGTCAGCAATTTTGAGATTAACTAAAGTAGCTACGATTTTAAATCCGTATTATACTTTTGAGTTAATCGATCAACAAACCAGAGAAACTATAGTCTTTACAGCTGACAACATTTCACCTGTACCTTTGATATACGATGAGTTTATATTAACATCAACAACTCAATCACCAGGTCTGACACAAGGTATATTGAATGTCGAAAAAGGTGTATATACTTATAACGTTTATGAAACTCAATTTCAATATAACTTGAATTTAGGTTCAGCGTCTTTTTTGAGAACAGGTGAGTTAGTCATTGACGGATCAAATGATTTTACATACTCAACATTCACACAAAGTATAAACACTGTAAATGTGTTTAATATAAACGATTATTTATAATTTATGGAAGCAAGATTGGAACCAGAAAATACACAACCAACTAAAATACAATTTTCAGTGGTGACTTTAGAAAACGCTGTTGAAGTGCCACTTGTTAAAGAAAGTGGTAGAAAAGAGTGGATTGAGTTTGGTGAAGACAATTTATTTTTCGAGTATTTGATTAACATCTACACTGAAAGATCTATAACTCACCGAGCTATAACTGATAGAAAAATCGATATGATTTCAGGTAATGGATTTGAAATGACTGGTTTAGAAAGTATACAGTTTCAAGAGTTTTATAAAAACAGATTTGATGAAGATGACTTGGAGGCTTTGACTAAAAAAATCACTGTTGATTATGAAGTGACAGATAGTTTTGCTATAGGTATTATATGGAACGCGGATGGTACTAAAATTAGTCAAATGTACCATATACCAATTCAGTCGATTAGATTTGATAAAGAATACTATAAGACAAAATCAGGACCAAGATACTTTTGGATTAGTGAAAACTGGTCTGATTTAAAAAAGTGTCCTGCTAAAAAAGTTCAAGCCTTTTCAACAGTGCATAAAAACGAGAAAAGTCAAATTTATTATCACAAAAAGTATTCAGCCGGTAACAAATGGTATGCTGTTCCGAAATACTACGGTTCATTAAACTGGTTTATATCAGAGTATGAAATCGCCTCGTTTCACAAAAATGCAATTATGAATGGTTTTTCAGCTGGATTTTTACTTTCATTCAATACAGGTATACCAACACCTGAAGAAATGAAACGAGCTTACAAAGAGATACAAGACAAGTTTACAGGACCAAATGGCGCTGGTAAGTTCATACTGGCATTCAGTAACGGACAAGACCAACGACCTGAATTAACTAAAATCGACTTAAACGATAGTGATAAACGATATACTGAATTAAATGATTTGATTAGACAAAATATATTCGTGGCTCACAACGTTATAAATCCTTTACTATATGGAGTATTTGTCGCTGGTCAGTTAGGTGGTAGATTAGAACTTGAAGAAAGTTTAGGTATTTATCAAGCTGTTTATATTGACTATAGACAAAGAGATATAGAAGGTTGTTTAAACTACTTAGCAAAAATCAATGGTGTTCAAGAGCCTTTGGTTCTAAAAAAATATAAAATATAAAATGATATACTCAGCTTTTATAGATGTCAAATACTTAAAAGATAATTCACCTGTTTTGCAGTATGTAAATGAGAATGAATTGTCAGTATATATCAGACCAGCTCAGGACGTGTATATTCAAAAAGCTTTAGGTACAAAGTTATACTACTCGTTAATGAGTAAGATTTCAACTACTTCACTTAATCAAAGTGAAATCGATTTGATAGCTCAGTATATACAACCGGCTTTAGTTTGGTGGACAACTCACGAGTTTGCTCTTTATGCTAATTATAAATTTACGAATAAGGCTATATCGAAACAGAACTCTGACAATTCTGATCCGTCTGATTTGAATGAAGTTAACTACTTGACAACAAGTTTAAGACAAAAGGCTCAATACTTTACAGATCGATTAACTAAACACTTGATGGGTGAAACAACTACGTTTCCAGAGTATCTTGAGTATTATGAAAATACGTTTGAAAACATACCTTCATCAAGACAAAACTATTTTTGGGGAATATATGTGCCTGGTGGTAGATTTGACGATCCACAAGATTGTGGTGGTTTCGGAGCTAACCCCGGAAATTCGATTAATCTGAACCCGTAAGTAGATATATAATAAAAACAAACCTAACCTAATGAAAAATATACTTTACGGACTATATGCGTCCTTAATAGCGATCTTCTCACCCGCGGTGCCTTTAATGTTAACTATAGGATTTTTGATTTGTCTTGACTTCATAGTCGGTCTATACAGAGCTTGGAAGTTAAAAGAACAAATCACCTCAAGAAAAATGGGTAATACAATTTCAAAAATGTTGTTATATCAAGCAACAATTTTAAGTTTATATGTATTTGAAGTTTATATACTCGGTTCAGCGCTACCTGTAAGTAAAATCGGTGCAGGTCTTATAAGTGTTGTTGAAATCAAAAGTATCGATGAAAGTGTTGAAAAAATGACCGGCACTGGTGTATGGAAACGTATAACTAAAATTATAAAAAGAGGTCAGAGTGAAACAAAAGATTTTATATGAAAAATATATCGATTTTAAAGTGTATAACAAGAGATCTGCTGTTGAGTGAGGGCAAGTATCATCTTCATAAAAATAAACGTTTTAAAACAAAGAAAAACTATACTAGAAAAGTAAAACATAAAAAAACCTCTGACGATTAATCAGAGGTTTTTGTTTTTAAGATTTGTGTTGGTTATAAAAATCCACCAACATTTTTAAAGTCTTGGGGTAAGACAACTTCTTACCAGTCGATATACTGACTTGTTCGATTTCAGATTTTAGTTCTTTCGTAATTAAAAGTGTAGTGTGTTTATCTTTCATATATTGTTCATAGTGTGACATTGTTCATTTATTTATTTTTATATACCGAAGTATTCAATTATGTTATTCATTACTTTGCTGACTTGACGCTCGTTTAGTTCAGGGTATGTAGTTTTTATATCTTCATAAACTGATTTCAATTTGTGACCTTGTGTTAGTTTTTCTATTCCTCTTTGTTGAGCCTCGAAGAAGAATTGTTCTGGTAATGTAGGTAGTGTTTTCATAGTTTGTTTTTTTATTTTTTAGAATTCTTGATATATGTAATCAAAAAGTTTTGTTGATTTTATTTTTCGTTTGTAATTTTCAGTATGTAACCAGATGTATTGTTCGCAATCACTAAGTATTATTTGATAAATACATTGTTCTTTGTATTTTCCGAGTGGCTTTTTCAAAACAGCTATATTATTATTTCCGTTTGACCAAGCAATTTGTTGTCTTTGTTTGATTAATGTTTCGATTTGTGTTTTCATAGTTTATTTATTTTTATATAATATATATTAAGTTTGTTTAGCTCCCTTGTAAAATTTGTTTAACATTTTTTAAATACTCAACATCTTTTTTATATTCTTCAACACAGATGTCTTTAAAAATATAACGCTTTTTCATACGATTAAGCTCTATAGTGAATAAACACTTTTCAGGAAATTTAGCCGCTACTATATCGATGAAGCTGACTAGTTGATTTTTCTTTTCGTCTTGTACTTGTCCTTTGTTCATAT